GTGTATCATCTCCCTGTGCAGGATGCTCAGCAGACGGCCGCTCCCTGTCGTGCAGCTGTTTCAGCACGGCTTTGAGCTTGTCAGGCACGGGCAGGCCGAGATGCGCGGCGTTTTCCAGCATCGATACGCCTTCATTGGACAGGTAGAAGCAGATGACCGCTGTGCGCAAAGCGGAACCGGAGCCAACGACCTGCGCGTCCACGATATGGGCAGCGCCTACCAGCAGAAAGATGAGAATCTTGCGGAAGATGCCCTTAAAACCGACCGCGCTGGAGAGAGCTTTGTCCGCAACGGCGCACATAACGCCCGTCACATAGTCAATGACGACAAAGATGACCAGCGCGGTTATCAGGCCGTCCAAGCCGCCAAGGAAGTAGCCCAGCCACCCGCCAAGAGCGGTGAGCGCGATTTGAATCTTCGTCCAGATCAGTTGAACCGAGAAGTCTTTCATAGATGATGCCTCCTAAAAGATTGATATGAAAAAACCGCCCGGAGGCGGCTGTTTCCGAAGTAAAATGAGACTGTGCTATACCCCAAACGCAAACCAGTCGACTGTACGGTTGGTGTTGAACGCGCCGCCGACGATCATGCCGCAGCCATAGATCGTTTTGTCGTGCACCTTGATCGCGCCGTTGTCGCCCGACCAGTTCGCGCCGGTGGTGGAATAGGCAGCGATAACGACGGGAATCTGCGTAAACCCGGCGTTTGAGTAGGATACATAAACGCTGCTGACGCCGTTAATGGTGGCGGTGCCATAGGCGTACTTGAAAGGCAGGCGTTCGACAGGCAGCGTGCCGACGTTCAGATTGCCGGCGTTGTTTGCGCCCAGGGCAGCCCTTGCGCTTGAAGCGTTGTTCGCCCCCGTGCCGCCGTTCATGACCGGCACCGGCGTTTCCATGCCCGCATGAAAGACCCGGTGCTGCGCCCACTGCCCATTGTCACAGGTGCGCAGCAGAACGGCGTTGTCCAATGCGGATGCGTACTTCTTGGTGCGCACTTCCAGCATCCGGCGGTTGTTGCCGCTAAAGTCCTCCCACGAGGAGAAGGACGACGCGCCGATATAGCTGCCCTCAAATACTGTGTTGTTGGTCGTGCCGTTGTAGGTGGGCAGGAGTTTCAGGGAAGGATACAGGCTTCCCTGTATATTGAGATTGCCGGTCATGGTGTCGCCGGACTTTCTGACTGCGCCGAGGTTGTAGCAGGCAAGCGCCCCGCTGTTCGCCCCGGTTCCGCCGTCTGCAAGGGGCAGGGGCGAAGACAGCTTGACCGGCCAGGCGAATTCAACACGCCCGGAGGTTTCGGCCACCTTGCCGAAAGCGACGCCCGTGCCGTCACGGTAGAAGTCCATCATGACCTTCTTGGTGCCGATGGAAACCTGCTGCGATATGGTGCCGAAGAAATCGCTGACTTCGATCTTCAGGTCATAGCTGTTCAGGGCGTTAATGGTGGGCGGGAGCAACAGGTTGACGACGTTTACTGCGTAATCAACGGGTGTCAGCGCTGCAGCCTGCGTCCACGCAGTATAAGCGGAGAGTTTATAGTACACTTTGCCGCTCATGGTATTCTTGTTTCCGACCGGGGAGACGGAAGCCGCAGCGGTGATTCGCACACGGTCGCCGTCGGTCTGCGGCGCGGAGCCGTCCGCATTGCAGCGCTCGGCGGTAAAGCGCGTCAGGGCGGGCGGCCGCCAGTCCAGCACGCTAATCGTCCGCGAAGCCGTCGCCGTTCTTCCGCGCGAGTCGGTCACGGTAACGGATATGTCCTGATCGCCCGCCGTATTCAAGGTATTTGAAGTGAAGGACGCCTGAGTGTAGGCGGTGCCCTCGATGGTTGTTCGGCATCCCGTTACAGTTGAGCCTTGCGCCCCGGATGCGGAAATGGAAACAGCCAGCCTGCTCTTGGCGCGTACGAAGCCGCCGAACTGTGCGGTGATGTTGGGTGTTGTCTCGGTGAGAGTTACGCCCGATATGACCGGTACAACAGACGTGGGTACGGACAGCGTCAGGTAATTCACCCGGCTGCCGACTGCCGTGCCGCCATAATAGGTCGTGCAGATCACGGCGCAGGTTCCGCTGGTCGCGTTAGGTATCTGCTCCGCCAGGGAAAGCGGCGGTGTCCAGACCGCACTGTCCCCGACATTGGCCGCAATGGTGCCGCCGGTTTCTCCAAAAGAATAGGACAAAGTGTGCGTCGCGGCGCTCGACTGGCGGTTGGTGTAGATGGTGACCGGCTGGCCCAGGTCAACCTGAGAGTTTGAGAACGTCGGGTTGCTGACGGACTCCTCATAGGTCACCGTGAGCACGACGCTCGTCCACTGCAGGTAGTTGGTGGAATAGCCGTAGCTGCTTTGGACAGGCGAGGGGTTATAGATGGTAAAGGCGTTGTTGCCCTGCGCGATATAGGAAGCCATGTTGGTTAGCAGTCCGCCGCTCATTGCATAGCTGCCGCTGTTGCCCCAGAAGGAGCCGGAAAAGGTGCCCAGCGCGTCCCCGACATACCCGTAGCCGGTCACGCCCGATGCGATGCTGTTCTGGTACAAGGCCTTGCGAAGGTATACGGTCTTGGTATGCGATACGCCGTAGCCTGCTTTGGCCGAAGTGACGGACAGCCAGATGCCGGTGATCACCTTGCCGGCAAGGTTCATGCCGGGAAAGCAGAGGATGCCGACATAGTTGTAGCTTGGATCGTAGTATTCCTGACATGCCGCGCCCGACTTGGCGTTGGACGCATAATTCGTTTTGCGCGTACACAGGGATGCGGTGTATTGGACGGTGGTGGCCATCGCTGGACTCCTTTCTATCCTGCAAAGATAAGTGACAGGTTGCCGTTTGTCTGCGGCTCGAAAGCGAACTTGCCGATGATGAGCTTCGATAGTATTTCGGCCTGAGTGACGTAAAGTTTGTTATTGGAGAGATAGGCAACCTCGGTATCGTTCATGTAGAAAGCCAGCCGGTCGTTGACCACGCGGAAGGTGAACGGATTGCCCGTCTTGCCGATGACAAGGCCGCTTTCATCAAAGCTCATGTAGGTGCGCAGGGCATTCAGCTGTTCCTCGGTCGCCGCCTTGGCCTGCGAAAGTTCGGTGTCTAGGCGGCTAACGTTTGCAACCGACCAGGTGAAATTGTTCTGCGTTTGCTCGGACAGAGAGGAGACCTGCTGCGTGGTTCGCTCAAGGTCACCCGCCAGCGCATAGGTTGCTCTGACCTCCTGGCGGATGCCATTGCCGTCGGCTGTAATCTGCGCCCGCAGCGCGGCAAGCTTATCTTCCAGGCGATCCTCGCCGTCCTCCGGCGCAGGCAGGTAGGCCGTCGCTACCTCGCCCGCTTCCAGTTTGGCACTCGCGACAGTCAGCAAACCGGTGCCTTCAAAGATGCGCACCCTGAAGCTGTAGGCGTCTGAAGGATTTTCCGATGCCAGCAGGGTCATTTTCTGTGTGAACCGCAGCCGTTCTCCGGCGGTTAGGTAATGTCTGGGCATGAAGTGCATGCCCACGCCGCTGCTGTTGATGAGCGTAACGCCAACGACGAGCGCCTCGGATGCCTGAAAATCAGCTGAAAAGATAAACGTCCGATCCTGGGATTCCCGCACCGCTTCGCTGAGGGCGTAGTCGAAGTACTGATCCGCGCTGTCCAGCGTCCGCGCGGCTTCGGATTGAAGCAGGTAGTTCCTGCCGCCGAGGGACAGATCGGAAATGGCCTGCTCTACGCTTAAGGACACGCTCTCATTGCTGGAAAGGTCGAGCGTCTTGCCAAAGTCGGCGGTCACATGCGAAGTGGTGAGCGTTCCCGCCTTGATGTTGCCGCCCTCAATGCTCGCCGCCGCGATCTCGTTGCCCGTAATCGTTCCTGCTAAGATTTCATTGGCAGTAATGGTCTTGGACGCAATCTCATTGGCTGTGATTGCGTGCGCAACGATTTTGTCCGCCGTGATCGTGCGCTCGGTCAGGACATAGCCGTCTATGGTATCGACCTGTGTTGAGACCAGTTCGCCCATGTTGTTGATAGCATACACCAGCGACTGCTCGTTGCCGCGGATGATGAGCCGTTCCACGGACAGCACGCCCGCCGTGATCTTATTGGCGGTCAGTTCAACAATCTTGGCATCAGTAATGGAAGCGTCTGCAATTTGAGCGGTTCCCACAGCGCCGTTGGCTATGAGCGCCGCTGTAATCGCTCCCAAGGCGATCTTCGCGGTGTCTATGGCAGCGTTCTGGATCTGTGCGTTGGTAATGGCCGCCTGCGCAATCTTGGCGGTGGTGACCGCAAGGTCTGCAATCTTGGCGTCCGTCACGGAGAGATCGGCAATCTTCGCCGTGGTGATTTCGCCGTCCAGTATCTTGGCAGCGACAATCGCGGCGTCTTGGATGTTCGCCGTGCCGATGGCAGCACCCGCAATCTTGGCATTGGTGATGGCGGCGTCCTTGATTTTTGCAGTATCAATCGCACCGTTCTCAATCTTGGCGTTCTTGATGGCACCATCCGTGATCTTTGCAGTTGTGATCGCTGCGTCCGCGATGTTCGCAGACTGGATTTCGCCCTGCCCGATATGCGCGGAGCTAATCACGCCGGTATCAATCTGCGCCGAGCCAATTGCCGCCTCGCCTATTTTCGCCCTTGTCACAGCGGCGTCCGCAATCTTTGCTTCCGTGATTTGGGCATCCGCGATCTTCGCCGATGTAATGGCGGCTTCCGCGATTTTTGCGCTGCTGATAGCAGCGTCTTGAATGTGCGCCGTTTCAATCGCCGCTAACTTGATTTGAACATTGCCGACCGATCCGGACTGCAAAGCGCCTGTGCCCACGGAGTTAATCGCCAGCTTGCTGCCGGTGATGATGCCGCCGGGCAGCTGGCGGGATGAGATGAGATTGCCTTCCAATGCGTCTGCGGCCGTGCCGAGGGTCATGCGGGTATACTTCTCCGTTAGGCAGTCATAGCTGTACTGCGTCATGCGCAGGGACACTTCCACGCCGATGCGCGGCGCAATCACCCGAACGGTGTCGCCAAGGTAAATATTCTGCAGGAAACCGTATTCCCGGTACTCCTCGATGTCTGCGCAGTTGATGAAATCCACGTTCAGGGAAACGGCGGGCAGATCGCAGCCAGCCGCAAACCGCATCTGTGCCACTTTGCGCAGAGCGGCATAGCACTGTTCCTTTGTCTTGAGTTCTTCGCCCTCAGTCTTTTCCTTCGCTTCCTCTACCGCAAGGTGCAGCCACTTTGGACCAGGATAACTGCCGATGAGCGGGCTGTCGACGTACACTTCCGGCAGATAGAGGAGATTGCCGTCCTTGTCCTCGCCCGTGGGCAGGATGCGCGTGACGACGTTCGTCAGGTCAAGGTCATAGGAGATGCCCAGCAGGTTCTTTGCCTGCCGTATCTGCACGTTGCTGTCCTGTCCGACGCGCTTGACCACGAACACGTCCCACCAGTCCCGCGCCAGTTCACCGCCATATCTGTCGGCCACCCCGCCTTCGCCCAGCAGGGCTTCGATGGGATTGACGTTTTCAAACGACACATCCTCGGCAGTGGTGTCAAGGTCGGAGTAGAAGGTGAAGTCGTGCGCCGACAGGCAGGAGGAAGAAATCGTCTGCACAATAGAAGCCCCCGCCGCTGAGGATGAGGGCTTGCAGGATCGGATCATATTGTTGAGCAGATCATAGAACACATGCCGGGCATACACCGTGATTCTATCAAGCTCAGGTACGACACGGTAGATGCGAAAGGGCTGGTCCCGCAGCTGTCGGGCTTCCACCACGGAGGACACCGCCTGCGTAACGCTGCCCTCCGTGTGATCCAGCACCAGATAGGCGGTGGACATATACCCGTGCTTGCCGTCCGGGGCGGTCACCTCGTACCAGCTGGCGTTGGTCTTGGAGATCACCTGCACGAATGAGCCGTTCTTGTACGACGCAATGATGCGGTAGTTGGTGCCGGGGCCGGTGCGCAGGCGCAGGGTGCCTTTTCGGGTTTCCGCGCCCGCAAAGTCGGTCTCAATGCGCCAGACCTCTCGGCGGGTATCATCGCCCAGCGCGGAAAAGTTCACGCGCGGGGTCATGGAGGCGGGAACAGGCGCGCGGAGGATACAGCCCTCGACCAGCCGCTGCCACTTGCCGTCATCGTCAATGGGATGCACCAGCGTCAGCTCGTACTCTCCGTTCAGGGTTTCGGTAACCTCCGCCGACAACGGAGAAAGGGTGCCGTTTCCGTTGGTTGAAAAATCCGTGCAGTCGGCCGGATAGACGCAGATCATTTGGGGGTCACCTCCTTGAGGATAAGAAAAGCGCCGCTTGGCAACGACGCAGAGCGGTGGGGCGGATCTCTACAAATCGGATGTCACTTGGCACTTTTCAAGCGTTTTACTTAGCACTTTTCAATCTTTTCGCTAATCACTTTTCAAGCGTTTCATTGATCGCTTTTCAAGATTTTCTTCACGGAGTTTTCACCAAAGTCCTCCTTCTTTGAAAGGAGTTCCTGTGACCGTTCCGAGTCAAAGGTATCTCCACCTCGGCCTCACAACCACCTTCGTCACCGCCCCAGACCAGCTGACGGCGTTCGCACCAGGCCTCAGCACCGGAAACTCTCCCGTCATATGGCTGTTCATCAGTGCGCCGCCTGCGTAGGCTTCTTTCAGTTCACAGTCCAGCACAATGCTGCCGGAGATATCCGTCAGTTCCACAAGCGTTGTTCCCACCATGAGCGAGATGTCGCCCTCGCCATAGACCGTGATCAGCGGCTCGGCGTTCACATTGCCGGGGTTGATGATCATTGTGCCGGACGCAGTCACCGTAATATCCGATACATTGTCTCTGTACCAGAACGGAAAGCAGCGGAAGATGACGCTGAACGATACATGCGGATTGACCCGCAGCAGTTTCTCAAAGCTGATCTGGTTGTTCACCCTCGCCCGGTAATGCCCGCCCGGTCTACCGGACAGCTCCAGTCTGCCGCCGCCCTTGAGCCATGCGTTAATGTCCCCGATGCGCTCCGTGTTCTCCAAATAGCACTCCGCTTCCAGCAGGATGTCGTCATAGACATCTTCGCCCTGCGTGGTGACGAGCGACCCCGCGCGTCCGGGAACAACGGTTCGGACGGCGCGCTCAAGCGGTCGAATCCGGGCGGGCTGGCGCAGAACACGGATGCCGAATTCCGAACTATTTCTGCCGTTAAACGAGAACCATGCGTTCATGAAAACCTCCTATACTCATCTTAGGTAAGACTGGTTTTTGATGCGCAAGGGATTTTTTGTTTTGAAAAAGGGCGGCGAAGAAGGCGTAGTGGATCCTACGCCGACTGAGCCTCCCACAGTCAAAGCGAAAAAGACCCGCGCAGGAAAAGTTTTTCTTACCTGAGATGAGTATTAAGCCATGCGCAGGCCCGTTCCCACCTGCCTGCGGCGGGTCAGCTGCGCAATTTCGATTGCCAGAGAACGGATATCGCTCTCATCACGGATATAGAAGTTGTTTCCCGTCAGGCTGACATTGCCCGTTCCCTGAGCGTAACCGGACGGATAACTTGCCTGAAGCCCGGCAAAAGCAAGCGGGCGCAGGCCGGGTGCGTCATAGGCCAAGGCCGACATGGCGCTGTTGATTTTACCCGCCATTCGCCCGGCCGCCCTGACGGCTTTGCCGCCATCCGCATCAATGGCGTTTGCCAGCCCTTTGACCAGCATTTGTCCGATCCACGCCATTTCAGCGGACGGGGAGTGAATGCCGAAGAAGTCCTTGATCCCGTTCCAAATGCCGGAAATCCAGCCGGATACGCTGTTCCACAGCCAGTCCTTGAGCGATTTGATCCCTTCCCATAAGCCCTTGACCAGATTGGCGCCGACTTCCGCAACCTTCCCGACGCCCTCGCCAAGTGCCGTCACAATGCCCGATATGATCTGCGGGATGGAAGCGACAATAGTCGCGATAATCTGCGGCAGGTTGGCGATGAGCGACGTCAGCAAGTCCACGCCTGCCTGCACGATCTGCGGTATGCTTCCCGCAAGCGCTTCAACAATGCCGGTCACGATTTGCGGAAGCGCCGCCACAATGGCGGAAATAATCTCCGGCAGCGCCGTGACGAGCGAGGTTAACAGCTGTATGCCCGCATCGATGATCTGCGGGACAGCGCCCAGGAAAAATGTCACGATGCCCGTTATGATGGCGGGCAGCGCCTCAATCAGAACGGGAACGGCGGAAAGGATGCCCTGCGCCAATCCCGTCACCAGCTGCAAAGCGGCATCAAGGAGCATCGGCAGGTTCCCGATTAAACCCTGAGCAATCGTTACAATCGCCGAAACGGCCGCGGGCAGCAGAGAGGGCAGCGCTTCGCCGATTCCCTGCACGAGCGCGGAAACGAGCTGAACCGCCGCCTCGATGAGCAGCGGAAGGTTCACAATCAATGCGTTGACAATCGTCATGACCGCCTGCACCGCCGCCGGAATGAGCCCCGGCAGAAGACTAAGAAGCGTGGTCAGCACCTGTGAAAACAGATCCGCCGCCGTCTGAAGCAGCGTGGGCAGAAGTTCCGCCGCCGCTTCAATCAGGGCGCCCGTCGCCGCGGGCAGGGCCGATACGATGTTCTGAATTACGGGCGTGACGTTCTTTAGTACGTCCCTGAACGCCCTTGCGACATTTCTGGAAAGCTGCGCCATGTCCGCGTTGGCATCGCCGAATCCCACCAGAAGGTTTTTCAGCGCCGCCCGCATCGATGAAACGGAGCCGGAAATGGTGTGTTCCGCCTCCTTTGCGGTCGTGCCTGTGATGTCCATGCCCGTTTGAATGACATGAATGGCTTTGACCACATCCGCATAGGAGTCGATGTTGTATTGAACGCCGGAGATGGCCTGTGCGTCGGCAAGCAGACGCTGCATTTCGCTTTTCGTTCCGCCATAGCCCAATTTCAAGTTGTCAAGCATGGTATAATTCTGCTTGGCAAAGCCCTGATAGGCGTTCTGGATGGACGCCATGTCCGTTCCCATTTTATTGGCGTTGTCCGACATATCCGTGATGGCCATGTCGGCGTATTCCACAGCCTTCCGGGTATCCCCGCCGAGGGAGGCAATCAGGCTGGCGGAGAAGCTCGTCACGGTTTCCATGTAGTTATTCGCCGACATGCCGGACGTTTTGTATGCGTTTGCCGCATACTGCTGAAGCTTCTGCGAGGAATCCTTGAACAGGGTATCGACGCCGCCGACTAACTGTTCATAGTCCGCATAGGCCGATATGACCTCTTTGCCAAGCTTGACAGCCGCCGCGCCCGCCGCAGCGGCGACAGCGCCCATGGCGGCGCCGATTCCCTTTAATATGGAGCCGAGCTTGGAAAACTTGCCTTCTGAATCGTTCGCCGCGTTTCCGGCTTCGGTCAGTTCTTTTCCCAGGTCGTCAGCGTTTGCCGCCGCATCGTCCATTTGGGCGGACATGCCTTTGATGGCGTTCTCGTTTTCGCCGTATTCAGCGTTCGCTTTCGCCAGTTCGGCGTTATTGGCTTTTAATTCGCTTTCCATCCCGTTCAGGGCGGCCTTGGCGTTGTTCAGCTGAATCTGCCAGTTTTGCGTTCTGCGGTCTGTTTCGCCGAAGGAATCCGACGCATTCCGGAGCGCGGAACGCAGGGTATCGATTTTTTGTTTCTGCGCTTCGATTTCCCTGTTCAGCACATTGTTCCGCGCGGACAGCGCCTGCACGGACTTGTCGTTCTTGTCAAACTGCGAGGAAACCAGCTTCATTTCCGAGCCTAAGACCTTGAACGACTGGTTGATGTCGGAGAGCGCCCGCTTAAATTCCTTCTCGCCCTCTATGCCGATCTTCAGTCCGAAATTATCAGCCATGCGTGTTCACCTCCTTCCTTCGTCCTTTCAGCTTTGTGGGGGTCCCTATATTCCATCAGGAATCACATCATCTATCGTGAGATGCTGTTTCGGCCTTGAAATGCCGTTCCACTGCTTGTGGCACTCCCACAGATCCATCAGCAGACCAAACGGCATCAGCCAGAATTCATCCTGCGGCAGATGCAGCTGGCCGATGCCGAAATATAAAAGCCGGGTAAACAATTCCTCATCGCTTACCCGACTTATGCGTTTTTTGACTCAGGCTCGCTTTCCATGTTCCGTTTTGTGCCTTTAAGCATTGCGTCCATGATCGCGTCCTTGTAGTCCGCAAGTTCCATGGGCGACGTGAGGAGTTCGACCTCATCCGTCGTCAACTCCGGCTTCTTATTGTCCGGATGTTTGAGGTTATGCACAAGAATACTCTGGTTGCACAGCAGCGTAATGAGCCACACGATTTCATCCAGCGCTTTTTCGAAGTTCTCCGACTGCATCAGCTGATCGCCCAGGTTCTCCAAGCCGCCAAAGCGTCCCGCGATCTCCTTTGTCGCCCTGGTGGTGAGGAGCATCTCATGCGCCTCGCCGCCGATAGAAATAATCGCATTTCTTTCATCCATGGTTCTTTCCTCCAATCGTTAACCGGCGGAAACGGCGAAAGCCGGTTCATAGACCGTCTGATACCAGCCGCTGATCGTTGCGGCGGATACGCCCGTATCGTCTTCCGATACTTCCGCTTTCCAGGGATGTTTGCCCTGTGCGTCCGTCTTGTTTCTGCGAAGCACCGTGCCTTCAATGGACGGCGTTGAGAACTCAATGCTCTCGCCCTTGGTCGTCAGATTGGTGGCGGGAATGCCGAACTTTACCCGGTAGAGCCAGAAATAGCGGTACTTGCCGTTTGCTTTCTTTGCACGAAAGCCGATCGCTACGGGATCGCCGCCGTCCTCCGATGCGGAGACCAGCACCTTGTTGTCGTCGATTTTCGCCCCGGTCAGCGTTTCCGCGACCGCCGTTCCAATGTTGTCCACGCCCAGGGTCAGCGTCCCGCTCTGAAACTCCTTCACAACTTCCGCCGCGCCGTCGTCCGCATAGAGCGTCGCTTCCGCAAGCTCTACGGACAGTTCCGCCGTCATCGCTTTAGCCAGCGGCACGGGCGTTTCGTAGGTTTCGTTCCCTTCGGCATCCTCCGTGATTTTTGCATAGTACAATTTATCCAGGCCGATTGTCGCCATAGTGATTCCTCCTTATCGGACGTATTCTTTCGCCACGTCCAGGCTGTAATGATAGTATCCTGTGTCTGCTTCAAGGTCTAAAAACCTCCGCTCTGTAATGATGAAATCCCGCTCAAGCAAAGCGTCCGTCAGCTTCCTTTTCCAAAGAAGATAGTTTTCCTTGCAAAAAAGTGATATGCGGATTTCTTCCGTCTCCACCAGCGGTTTGTTGTCGGCATAGAAGAGTAAATCGTCGTAAAGCGGCGCAAAGACCAGATAGGTTTCAGGAGCCTTCTTTTCAAACGTCACGGCTCCCGAAGGAAGCCCTAAACCTTCCGCTATTTGTTTCAGTTCTGCCAATGCACTCATAGATCAAGCTCCTTTTTCAGTGTTTCCTCCATCGCTTGAACGGCAGGCTTTCTTGCTTTCCTTCTTGCCGGCTTCATCCAGGGCTTTGCTTTCTGACCGGATTTCCCGTACTCCAAGACCTGAGCTTTCAG